CTTGATAGAATTTCTTTTCCCATTTATCCAAACGTTCACCTTTTGCCTTTTTCGACCGGATTCCAACTACGGTATTAAAAAGGCATTCACCAGATTCCATAAAGTACCCGAAAAACGTCCACCAGTGCATATATGGTATAGATCTGATTTCTTTTCCGGCAACCTTGTTTACAGCCGGTACAATCATATCTCCGTCCTGTTCCCAGTCCATTAAACGGGGCTTCGGGTGGTTTGAATTATCGTCCAACTGTCCGCAGTCGATGAACTCCGATGCTTTCTGGCAAGCTTCGTCCAAGCACTCAGCCGGTATGCTCTGCCAGTCCTCAAACAGAATCTGTAACATAACAACTGCTTTCGCCTGCTCGTCCAGTTCTGGATCATTCATAGCTATGAGAATATCAATAATCGCGCGAAAATCCGTTCTGATAGAAAAATCCACCCCACTTATGTTCAGTGAGGTGGGTAGCTCATAGGCGGTCATTTTGTATATTTCTCCACGTACTTATTGACTGCCGTCTGCATTTTCTTCTTTCTCTTTTCAATTTCCGGTGCGATTGCTTCTGCGATCTTGTCAAGTACGATGTAGGCGAATACCTGACCATTGCCGAATACAGTAGTCGCTGTGATCGGCTCCTTGAACAGGTCTTTTGATGCTTCATATCCGAGCAGATAGTTGATTTTGTCTTCGATCTGTTTGTTCAGTTCTGCCACTTCCTTGCCAGATGTGACTTTTTGAATAGAATTTTTAAGCTGGTCAAAGTACTCTCCCAGTTCCTCCGCACGTGCTGCTACATTGATATCAGTCGGGTTAAGCTTGAAAGAAGAAAAAACTTCGTCTTCGTTGTTGGTAAACGTGAATGTAAAAATTCCATCATCAATTTTGGTATTAATTACTTTTGCCATTTAGCATATCCTCCTTGTGTATGTGCTTATTCACTGTCAGCTGTGAATGTACCGGAACTGATATCAAATTTTCCTTTTACACGTTCGCCAACATAGTTGACAGTAAATGGAATCTGATAGCCAGATGTGTCTCCACCGTAGGATGTCGGCACAACGTAGCAATCCTGCTGGTATGCTTCATACTTGCCTGCTGTGGCTTCTGTCCAGAGATGAACCTCAACTGCTTTTGTTTTGAGGTTATCGTCTTTGAGACGTCCATCTACAATCTTCTGTAATGCTCCGAACAAATCAGATGTGGTATCCGCATAGAACGGATCAGCATCAGAAGATACCTCATAGCCATTATGCTTAAATGTGGATTCTCCAAGAATGTTTTTAGATGTTTCGGTATCCGGGTTGAGTTCGATGTTGTACTCTTCCAGATCCTTTCCAAGACGCTCATATTTCGGTGTCAGCCCTCCGCAGAGGGAACCTGCATCAATATAATGAGCCATATATTTACGGTCAATTTTTCCTGTAACTGCCATAGAAATGTCCTTTCTGCCTATAACTTTTAAAAGGCTGTGTAGGTTAGCGACTATCTCCAATTGATAGCCGGTTGTTACTTGTTATATTACTTCATAAGTATTTTCGTAGCGTACTGACAATGGCAATAACCAGTCCTGTACGCCGTTCTCCTGCGGCTCTGTACCGTAGGAGTTTCCACGGGTTATACGTTTTATCACTCGCCCTTGCGAAAGCTCTGGAAACGCATTTAAACGTGTCTCAGTGCCATTTATGACAACTGGTTCTCTGCATATCCATTTACCGAGATTATCCAAAAATTTCTGAACAGATAATTTCTGCCTCTCCTTGTCGGATGCTGTTCGGTATACCACATAAAATGGATACTGGCATACCTGATGCATTACGCCACAAACATCTTCTTTTTCTGAATAGATCAGCGCCCCGTTGTCTGCTGAAAACGCAATTCCCGATTCTTTGCCAAGTTCCTCGAATTTGATTATTTCATTGTCGTGTAGTCCCGGATACTGGTTTAGAAGTGCTTTCATGGCGTCTGTCAGAATGTCATATCCGGTTGCATCTACTCCGATAGGTTTATCTGCCATGTCTGCCACCTCCTGCCTGTGCTTTTACTTTGCGAAGCCATGTACTGCCGTATTTTCGTTTAGCGGCATCGAACCATTCAGCTTGTACCTGAGTATGCGGTGATTTTGTATATTGAAGATTCTCCTTTGCGTTCGTCTTGCCAGAATACTGACTCACAAGAACCTTTTCCGCATCGTGTCTTGCCCATGTGCTACCTGTTGCGGGGTCGACCATGGTTTTTCCAAAATAAAGAAAACGTCCATATGGTTCTGCCGCCGCACATACAAATCCAGTCCCTTGCATCGATGTACTTTTGGCTCTTGTTCGGTCAATAAAATCTCCCGAAATCATTGGCATAAACTCTATCATACTGTCCATTACCATTCCATCAAGGAGATACTGAGCTTCTTGATACTGTCTGGAGAATCTGTCCATATTCAGTTTGATTTTCATATCTCCATCAATTACGGAGAATCCTTTGAAATGATGAATCTTGCTCATATTACTTACCTAGAATTTCAAAATGCGGAATCAGTGTATACGGGCCGCCTACACTGGTAATCTTGAACACGTTATCCTTATTCTCATTCATGTACTGATAGAATCCATTTCGGTAATCACTTTCGGTTACTGTTCCACCAGTCCACTCACCCTCCCAGAAGAACGATTCATCTGAGAATGTAATAGTATCCTCCAGAGCGTTGTTAATCTGTCTTTTCCACTCTTTAGGCGGTACATATGGGAGAATCTTTCCATTCTTGTCAGCAATGATTATATCGCCATTCTGGACAGTATAATGGATATGTAACTGTGCATTGTCAGTTGCGTCTGGTCCGTACTTTTTAAGGATTGCTCCCTTGTCGGTAATGAGGTCAACGCCAGATAAAACATGAGGATACCAGTACGCATCTCCAGTTGTGGCACTTTCGTAATAGTTGAAAAGTGTAATTTTAGACGAATACATGATATCCTCTCCTTAATTATTCTTTCTGCACTGTCTGCTTAATAACCTGATTCACACCAGTGGCCGACAATCCATTAAACATACCGACTGCAACCGCCGTAATGTAATCTGTTGCCGGGAAGTCCGGAATAACTCCCATCCCGACAGCTCCAAGAATCCCGCCAATAACCGCCATGATTACTGGAATCCATTCATCAGAGATTCTTTTTGATGCTTTACAGCCCATTCCTACGATGTAACAGATCATAACGATTGCTACGCATGAGCCTAATGTTGAAATATCCATTATTCAGATACCTCCTTAAATTCTTCTTCAAACTTATCCTTTGCCATTGTATCGAAATATCCTTCTTCATCACGCAAGATGTAATCACCAGGTTCCATGAATGCTGCGCCGCATCTTTCGTCATCTTTGAATAAATTAGGATATGTTGAAACTCTAATGCACGGGGTTCTGAAGTTATTAACAATTTTTACCGAATTGCCAACAAACTTTTCAATTTGAGCGATGCTCTCAGAAGTAGCAAAACACTGAATAGCTTCAACTATAGTCGGTTTTATTCGTACATATTTCATACTCACACCCCCGCATTTAAAATTGGTATGCCATCGTCTGTCATTACTCCCATCAGAAGCGGCAAAGCCGTCTTGTAAAGTAAATCATTCGTTTTCTGTACATCTCCGGCGGCGGCATACACCGCACTCCATTCCTTTGCACCTGATGCTTTCTGCTGTGGCGTTGCATAAGAGATGGATTCACTGCCAGATGATACAGATGTTACAATGCCTGTCGTGCTACCACCGGATCCGATTGCGGTTGACGTACCGCTCACAGCGGCATTGGTAGCATTCTTCTCAGCAAGCTCAATCTGATACATTAATTCAGCCAATGAACAGACCGCCTTTTTGATGCGTTTCTGTGAGCGTTCATTTGTCGGCAGTCCGTCCACCAACCTGTCGGATGTCATTAAATCCACAAAATCACTGGCTCTTTCTGCCAGTCGTGGAAAGTCGGTTTCTGGCACGACATTGCCAAATGATTCTGTATAGAATTTATAATCTGCATAAGCCATGCCAGCTACCTCCTAATCGATCATCATTTTGCTATTACGCTTGCGCTTCCGGCATTCAGTGCCTTGTATGTTCCGTCACACTCAACCACTGTGATTTTCTGCCCGGTTGTCGCTGTGATATCGGCTTTTCCATCCCAAGTACTCCAGTTTCTGAGATTCTGTCCATATCCAACAGTTACTGCATCTGCTGCAACTTTGTATTTATATACGTTGTTGGCATTTTCTTTAGCCGGATTTACAGTGATTTTTGTATCGCCACTTGCTGTTCCAGCCACGGAATTTACTGTCAGAGTACCAAGTGTTGGTGTTTCATCAATGGTGATTACTGCGATTGCATCAATGTACTCCGCAAAAAGAGTAAGTCCCATAACTGCGAACGCTTCGGACACTGCTGTGTGATAGTTACCCTGTGTATGGAATCCGATCAGGTTTGTCTCGCCAGATACGGTGTATACAAGACCTGCTCTTGCGAAATCAGATTCGTTCGGGTCAACATAGTAAAGTACGATGTTCTCAACAGGAGTTGCAATAACCTGCCCTCTTGGAATCTCGCTGTCAGATAACAGAAAGATAGTTTTGAATCCCATGAAATCCTTCATGTACTGGAAGCCGAACTGGTTCTGAATAGTGATCTCAGCTGCTCCGAGATATTCATATACGTCCAGAATGTTCACAAATCCAACAACGCCAGTTACATTTCTGTGCATCTGTTTGAATTTGTTCTCTACACGGCCTTTAGCCATTGCCAGAGCCATCTGGAATGTGGTTTCTGTGGAAGTAAGTGTACCGGTTTTCAGATAATCATAGAATCTGCCGGTAACATCAGTCTGAAGCTGGAAAAGGAATTCATCATCAGTCATCTGAACGGCGTTCTCATAGCCGTGATCCTTGATTGCTTCGATAGATACAGCCTTTGCGTACTTCTCGATAGTCATTTCCGCATATTTCTTTTCTTTTACAACGAATTTGCTGTAAGGGATTTCCTCGCCCTCACCGACAAGTCCGCTCTGTAAAGTACCCTCTGCGTACTTGGACTTGAGTACAGCACCCGGCTGTTTTTTGATAGGTCTCATGATACCAAGAATATCACGTAAGTGCTGCCAGTTTCTTTC